TTATTGTTCGTCCATGAGATATAACCGTCCGCATCTACGGATGGAGTAAAAGTTGCGCCAGTCGGACCAGTCGATCCTGTTTCGCCTTTATCTCCTTTATCACCCTTGTCCCCTTTGTCGCCCTTATCCCCTTTGGCTCCGGTAGGTCCTGTCAAATCTCCGGTGTACGTGTATGTAGATTCATTTGCTTTTTTAAATCCCACTTTGTTTGTCTGTACATCGTAATCAATTTCTGTGCTGTCTTTAATAGCTTGCGCTTGGTCTTTATATTGTTCCGCCAGTAATGAATAACTTGCAGCTTCTTCGACCGCTCCCTCTGCTTGTTCTACGCATCTGGTGCAAGACAATGCACTTTGTTCCGAAATATCTGCCGCTGTTTCCGCCGCCGTCTTGTATCCCAATATTGTTGCTGAATATTGTTCCCATATATCCGGTGTGGGCGCTGCTGCCGGAGAAGTAGAGGATGAAAGACTTTGATCAATACGAATGGCAACCGCATTGGTCGTAATTCTCTTTTCTACTGAACTGGAAGTATTTTTCACACCGTAAGCGCCAACATAAAGATTTCCTGCATCTTCTAACAACTCATGCGGCAAAATACATTTCCCATCATTCAATGAAACAAAACAGTTTGTGGTCGAATCACGATAAAACACCGCATACAATTCCAACCCGTCATAGTCATCGGAAAAAGAAAAACTGCATTCCACCGAGTTTACATTCTCGGTGGTTAGCAGTTCCTTGTCCAATCTTGTGATTTGATTCTTTTCAATTTTAAATTGCATAAGCTTTTCACTCCTTTTGATTTACTGATTTCAGTGCATGAGATCATAGATTTTGTTTGCTGTTTTTGCAGGAATGCCGAGTTGATTTACCATACATGAAATTTGCTTCCGCTTTAAAGAACCGCGAATCGTTTCGCCGCTTGCGTTTTTGTCGCTTTCCATATCTTTCACCGAAACATACGCATATAAATATTCGTATAAATCAACGCCGGATTCTTCCACTTCATTAAATTTCTTAATGGTTGGAGTATCGTCAAAATCAATTCCTCGTCCTTTATAAAACTCGACTTTTGCGCTTTCTTCTGCATATCGGTACATTTTACCCACTGCAACCGCCTTTTCCTCGTTTGACATGTTACTATATGCAGTGCTGTTAATCAGTTTTTGAAGTTGTTCATGAGAAGCTTTTCCAAGCGTTTTTTGATATTGCGTATATTCTTTTTCGGATAACCGATATGTATTTCCGCCTGTTGACAGACTTGATTTGGCACTGTGTGGTACAACGCCTGTGTCAGATGTTGCTTTGTATAGCCTTGCCATTTCTTCCGTAACCGAATCGTTTGTGTTCTCTGAATAATATCCAGGAGATGCAAAGTTTTCAAACGCATTCAACACCCAATTATCTGCAACTTGCTCATTCCCCCATTTGTCGATATACGGCTCCAACAGCATACTTACACCCGGAATTTTAGCGGCTGTTTTCTTAATTGTTTTATCAATCAATTTTCCTGCTGCGCTGTCTTTCGGAGTATAATAGCTATTTCTTCTTGTGGTGTCTACTGTGCGAGCCGTCTGACCAAGTATTGTAGGAATGCCCTGACCGAGGTATCCTGAAACCGTATTAGCCGCCAAATCAATAGTCGGGTTATCGCTGTATCGTACTGTTTTAATACTGCTGTTAATGCCTTGCAGCATGGACAAATTAAACATAGGATCAGAAATTCCGGTTAACGCATCCAGAACACGACCGATTCCCGCTCCGTTATCCGCGTCCCCACGTTCAACAGCATTTTCAATCTCTGCTCCAATAAATAGCGGCATAGAAAGCGGTGCAATCCAGTCAATCGTATAAGACTTCCCGAAAAACTGTAAAGCATACTCTTGATTTCCTGACAACTTATCAAACTCGCCCTCTTTATCGTCGTCAGAAGTTGATGTTAATACGCCTAAACTGCTAAGAAGAACACCAACCATCATCATTGCTGTGCCGCTTAATCCGCATGATAGCGTATCGATTGCTTGTGATGCATTCATATTGCCTTTTTTGACATCCCATGCAAGCTCTGTGATGCCTTTTGCGATTCCAAATGGGCTGTATTCTACGCCGCGCTTTAAAATGTTGATTGGCGTTTTCTTAAACGGCAGTAATCCCTCCACTAAAACCTCCGTAGCAATATTTTGATGTGAGAGCTTATTTAATGCGTTTGCCACTTCGGAAGTGTCTTGAAAAGTTGCTCTTTTTGCTTCTCTCATAGCGTAATTTCTGGCAGAATCCAATTGGCTGTCTGTAAGGTTTTGATAATCCCATCCGCGCGCCTTGATAAATTGAGCGAAACTTTTGGAGTATCTTTTCCGCTTTGCTTTTGTATCTTCCCATTCAAGCAAATTGCTGTTTGTTTTTCTCGCCCATTCTAAAGCCTTATTTTTAAATACCTTTTCTTCAACATCAAGTCCGTTTAACGATTCGTTGTATTTGTTTTTGCTGGATTTGGATTCTTCTGCATTTACGGTGTCAAAATCAGATTTGGCAAATTCAATCGTCGCTTTGTCTTTTGCTGTCAGACGTGCTTTTGTACGATTATCTTTTGACAGCGTTCGTTCTAAAGCTATTCCGATTGCATTTTTACCGTTCACCATAGGAGCAAACAGCGCGTTTCCAAATATATTTCTGATATGAGTGCGAGGATTTCCTAACATAGCAAGATATCGCCATTCATTCCACTTTCTGACAAATTTCTGCAACTTGGTTGGCTCTGGAATCTGTTTGTAAATATTTTTACTGATTTCATGCTCAATTGCATCCATTTCTTCCACCGAATTTGCATTTAACATGCGCTTTTTTAGATTTTCGTCTATTTTAATGGTTTTCGCCTTTCCGTTTGTTTTGCGGTCTATTTCTTTCTGAATACGATACACAAGCTTGTCTATTTTGTAAATCCTGCCCTCCGGAGTTAAATTTTTCAGCAGTCTGATTGATTGAGCATTTTGTCCGGCTCGTGTCGCTTCTTCTGCGATATCAACCATCAGTTCCTGCGTCACTTTGAAATCACCGTTATGTGCCGCTTCAATATACATCTGCTCTGCCAAAGCCATATCATTTTTAGATATTTTCCTATCCTCATTGACAAGGCTTTTCCAGTATTGATAACACTTTTCAAGCCCCCATTTATCCAAGCGGTCTTTGGCACTTGAAACGGCTGATTTGTCGCTTACGACTTTATAATCGTACACGTCATTGGCAATGTCCACTTTTAAACGATCAACCAATTCACCAGGAGTTCCGCTTGCTTCCATTGCGGTACGAACTGTTCTTCTAACCTTGGTGTTATCATTCATTTGTTTCGGCACTTTAACATCACGCGCCGGATTTTCTCCGGGTGGAATCGCTCCGTACTGTTCGACAGCGTTATCGTAATCATCGGAAAGAGAAAATTGTGAATTGCCGGTATCATTCGTCAAATACGGTTTGACATCGATTGTCTCTCCCGCTCTTTTTAACGGCAATCTCAAATGCGCTTCATCATCAAAGATGTCATCAAGCATTAATTTTTCGGCAGGAATTTTAAATTCAATGATTTCAGAACCATAACCGGCATTCTGACCGTCTTTTTTGGTAGAAAAAAAGATACCGTCCTCTTTTGCGGTCATTTGACCGGAGGATAGTATCTTTTCTTTGCTTTGATTATTTGTTCTGTGATACACCGTAATGTATCCGTTTCCATCAACCTTTGCGCCAACATCTTTTACCGTATCAATCAAATCCTGTGCATCAAGCAGATTGTCGCCGGAAACACGCTGCTCAAGAGGAACATCGTTGCTGTCACTCAAAGAATATTTTGCTTTTCCGGTATCATTTTTCTGTGAATTGGATATACTGGTATTGACATCCTGTGCTTTTTGTGGTACAGTAGTGTCATCAGATACACTGTTGGCCTTTGAGCCACTCAAAACGGTTTTAATTTTACCGTTCGGCAGTGTATCTTTATTTATTTTTCCGACATTGTAAACGGTGGAAACATTTCCGTTTTCTCCAACAGAAAGCGTAATTTTGTAATATTTACCATCGTAATCTTGAAAATATGCAGTTCTGTATGAAAAACCGTTCTTTGCAAACCTATGCTTCTTAGTATCCGGAGCATTTGGCTTGTTTATTTTTTTTGATATTTCAGACAATTCATTAATATGAACCTCTGCATTTAATTTTGTAAGATACTCAGCATCACTCATAGGTCGATATGTGCCATCAGGGTTCTTAATTTGATTTCGACTACCAGCTTTATATGCCGTATCTCTAGTAATTGTTAGAATATCACCTTCAACTGTTTGAATTTTGAAATCATTCCATTTCCGGATTTCATTGTTAATATAATCGGCAATCTGCTTTGACCACTGAGTTGTGTCAGTTCCTTTTATAACTTTACTTTCACTTGCTCTGACATATTGTTTACCATTATCAAGCGTAACAATTTCCATACTTGTAGATGATTCATCCGCAAATACAACATCGGTCCGATCAATATCAGGGCGGGTGTTTTTTCTTTGCTCAGAGGTGTAATCTAATCGGTTTGAAACGTCACGGGCTTCGATTTCTCCGGCTGTGGAACGGTAAAGATCTGATGGCATAAGTTCTATTCCATTTTCATCTATTTTTGAATAACCGGATTCTATTTTTTCGCTCCAATATTTGGGACTTGACCCTTTTGCAAACCCTTCATACTTTTGGATAATATGTTGTATTTCATGCAGAAGTGTGTTTTTTTGTTTTCCAAATAAATCTCGGCTCAATACAATGGTATTAGATTTTGGATTATAAAAACCTTTTTCACCGAGTGGAAGATCATCAAACACCAAGCTGGTAAATCTTAACATAGGATATGCTTCATACAATTTTGGATGGTCGAGATAGTCATCTAAACGATATTTTTCTTCCCAAACTCTATCTGAAAATTGTTCATCCAGCCAATCCATCTCTTCTGATTCAGCTTCTGTTAAATCATCATCAGCCCATTTCTCTGTCAATTCCTGTAATCTACGATAGCTTTCGTCTTGCATAAGCCGAACATCACCATCTGGACGAAATTCTGCTTGACTATCATCAATTTCAAACCGCCATTTACCGTCATATCCTTTGAACCAACCCGTTTCTCTGCGCACCGTTTCAGAATCTTCTCCGTTTGCAATCCGAGATTTCGCATCGTTTAGCGCACTGATATTAGCCGTTTTGGCGTTTTCTCCGCCAAAGCTATATTTAGACTTCCCATTAACTCCTGCACGTTTATCTGCCGCTTTTAACGCATTTAAATACATCCGTTCCGCTCTGATAAGTAATTCAGATTCCGCATCTCCTTTAATAGCTGCAATTTGCTCCCGAATCCAGTTTACGATACTGCGTGCAATATTCGGTCTTTTTTTGACAAGATACTGAATTGCTTTTTCATCGGTAAACAAATATTTTCCGGCAAAGTTTGCAATGAGTTCTCTTTCCGCTTCGCCGTCCTCTAGAATTTCCCCTCTTGCACGGTAATTATCGTATATCTTACGAATCTCTGCAGCATAATCGGTTCCGAGCGTTTCGCCCATTTCATCATAATATCTTCGTACCACTTCCAGCAATTGTTCGTACCGATATTGGTCTTTTTCCAAATAATGCGTTAATTCGTGCTTGAAAATGACAAGACTAGGTTTTTTAGCATAAGGGCTGACATAAATAACACCGTTTTCATATTTTCCCTCAATCGGTGCTCCTTTTGCATCGACTCCCAAATCCTTAATTTCAAACGGAATCTTGTGGTTTTTTGCAATTGCTTTCATGACTTTCAGTTCAGATTCCGGAACACGAATTTTACGATTTTCGGTAATATTACCCGTATTTTCGCGTATACTGTTCTTGACACCGCTAAGCTTTTGTGGTATAGTGGGGTTAATAGAAGTCTTATCGACTGATGCGACATGAAGGGGTTTCCCTGATAGATCGCTCTTACGGTCGTTAAGGCTTCTTATTTTTGTCATGTCATAAAATACGCGCCCGTTATCTGTGTTTTTTACAGATATAGTTCCGTTAAAAGGTTGACCATCTACAACAAAATCAACAGAATACCAATCCCATCCTCCTGTTGCATCTGGATGCCTGCCGTCATCATCGGTATGCTCAACAAATTGGCTTGTACTCATCAGATTATCGAGTTCAGTGGATGATTTCATTTTTGCACTTTTGATATCAGATTCCTGCCTCTTATTCGCTGGATAAGCATATTCCTCTGCGGATCGCTTATTTACAAACGCACGACTCTCATTTTCTCCGATTATTTTTCCCCTAAAGTTTTCAAGAATATATTTTCTTGCAATTTTATGGTATTCTTTCGGTTCTACACCTTCAAAAATATGTTGGTCGGTATCAACGTTAACATACTTTTTACCGTTTGAATCTGTCTGTATGCTATATTGCGCTTTGTTATTATATTCTGCAATTGATTTTTGATTTTCAATTTGTTCTTGCAATTTTGACGTCAGTTTTTCAAAATCATAATCTCCTGTATTTTCCCCAGAGATTAAATTCGGCGCGTTCAGCACAGAAGCGCTTAAAAATCCGAGTAAAGCAGCTTCTAATTTGTCTTGTGAAAACGGTTTTATTTCGTTGTTTTCATCAAATATAGCATTGCGGAAAATGGGTTCCAGATTTGCTTGTAGCCATTCTTCATTGGCTTCTGATAATCCGTCCAGCAGATAAGAACCAAATCTGCTATTTGAAACCTTTTTAACCGCATTCATTATCTTATTGCTTGCGTTTGATGATACCTTTGATAATACCTTGCTTGTAGTACCGCCGCCAACCGCTTTAATACCACCAAGCAATTTCTCTGTAATAGCTTCTGAAACGCCTGACAATATACCGTATCCTAATGCTTGCTTTTGCGTTTTACCCTCCAGCAAAGCTTCTTCATAGGCATTACCACCAGATGAAAGACCAATTGCAACTGTTCCAGATCCGGGCAACACCATGTTTGCCGCAATGGACGGTAGCATATTTGCGGTTGAAAAAGCTAACCCAGATGCAATTCTACCAACTGTATTGTTTTGCACATTAGGCGCGGCAACGTTTTGATATCCTGCCAACGCTGGATATTTTCTTGCATTGTCAGCTTGTCTCTTTAATATCTCTGCTTCACTTAACGAAGAATCGATAGATGAAGATAACATTTTCTGGTATATTGTATTTTTGCTTTCATTTATACCAGAATTTCCGTTTCTCAAAGCCTCTGATTCTAAAGCTAGTCTTTTTTTGTTATATTCTGCTTTTTGCTCGTCTGTCATTTTTTCGGCAGGCTGTGGCAAAACAGGAGTTCCGGTTGAAAGCTTGGTATGTATTGCCTCTGCTGAGTTAATAATTCCTTTCCCTCCGCTAATCATACCGGCAGGAACAGCGGACAATGTGGCAGCCATTGCCTTATCTGAATTTGAAAGGTTGTATTCTTGATTTTTCCTTCTTCGTTCAAGATCAGCTAATGTTGCTAAATCCAGAGTGGAACCGAGATTTTCTGTCGGATACATCTGTTTAAAAATAAAATTGAGCTCGTCAGCAGATTTTGACTTATAATAATCAATATTGTTTTTAATTTCGTCGGGAAGTTTCCCGCCGTTTTTGCTTGCCACCGCGTTAAAAAATTCATTCTTAGCAACAGATTCCTGCAATTGCTTTTTCCAGTTCTGGTCAATAGATTTGGCGTTTGAATGTCCTACACTATCATCAACGGAGAGTTTAAGCGCATCATACCATCCGTTTTTCAAAGCTGAATCAACAATACTGTCTGCCGATCTCCCGGATTGATTTTTTAATATACTTTCAGTTAAACCACGATAATCGTAAGCAGAAGCATTATTTTTGCTTTGTGCATTTTTTAGTATATCAACTTCTGAAGAAATCAGCCCAGAATAAGTGGCATTAGTCCTATGCAAATCAGAATTAGGACGTTGTACTGTTCGCGAATTGTTCTGCTGTTTTTGGCTTAACTCTTGATTAATTTGATTAAAAACTCTATCGCTATATTTTTCTTTTTTAATGGATTCAAAAATTTTATCAGCATATGTTCCCATGCGTACACCGCCTTACTTCATTAATTGCGACCCGTACCCAGCTTTTTGTCTAAGAGTTGCAGCGGTCTTAAACCAATTACGATTTAATCCCAATTTTTCGAGAGCGTCTTCCACATAATCTGAATAATCACTGTCAAGAGACAAAATATAATTATATAAATTCTTTCTGCCAGATACGCCTCCGTCTCCATAAGCTCTTGCCATATCCTGACTTATATTTTTAATTACAGGCGTATTGGTTACTGATTGACCATACTTAGCGAAATTAGGCTGTAGATTCGTTCCGTTTTCCGCATTAAATTTATCATATTCAAGCTGAATCTTTGCCATTTCGGTCGCAGACATACCGCTTGTACTGCCGGAGCTTGTGGCATTTGCACTTAAATCATTCAAATATTTCTGATAATCAAAGTTGTTTTTATCGTTCCATCTGCTGTAATCCTGCTGATCTAACGACAGAATATTGTTGTACTGATTTTGCAGTAAACTGTATTGGTTTTTTAGCTTATTTAATGCAGCTTCTTTATATGTCGGAATCAGATTCTGAGAATTCTTTAAAGCATTGGCATATATGCTGTCAGATGCGTTCTGCATGGATGTAGATATTGCTCCGATCCTATTTCCCATTTTACCGACCGCATTGTTTCCCGCGATTCTCGCTTCTTTTTTTAACTGCTCATCCGCTGCAATCCAGCCGGCATCTTTGGTGTGATCATAAGTGTTGTCAAAGTTACTGATCTGATTGTATACAGAATTCATCTGATTATCTAAATCATTAAGTTTTTTACCATACTTGCTGACATAGGCTTGATAATTGTATGCCATAATAATTTCCTCCTACTGTATGCTATTTTTCTTGATAAACGGTTCAGAAAAATTCTGTTTATCAAGATTGTTTAATATATATTCCAATTCTCGCTTTAGATTTTGAATATTGTCATTCAACACTTTTATGCTTTCCTCACTTTTGCCAGGAACAATGTTTTTCCCTCTGCTGAATTTCACCAGTGCCATATTCACGCCCCCAATACTCTAAACTCTCGTTTAATATAGTGTACGATTGTTTTTCCGGTCCCGCTAACCTTCACTTGAAAATAATCGCAAGGCGGCAATAACACCGGAACTTCTTTCACAAAATCGGTTGTCCCATTCCATGTGTATACTGTTTGAAATGTTCCTTTATTCAGGCTGACTTCGATTTTCAAAGCTGTTGTACTGTCCTTTTCAAATCCGATAATCAGCTTAGAAATAATCTTTTTCCCCTCTTGATACTCATGAAATTGTTTTGTTACAAAGTACCAGTCTGCAGAAACGCCAGAATCACTTTTGTAAATATTGATTTCTTCGTGTGCGGACTCTCCTTCCGGTGTGATCCAATTGCTATCTGCAATATACAAACTATTGTTAAAATAGCATTGTGGTTGAACAACGTTGAAATTTGTTTTCTGTTTGAACCATGTTTTGGTATATGTGTCATATATGTATTTTCCAATGTAATAATAACGGTTATCCGCACATCCGTATTGATTTGATTTGTCAAACACATCAATATTTATGCTTTGAGATATTAATTCCGGTGTGCCCCCGTCATATTCCATTACGCCAAGCTTTGATAAAAAGTACAATTTCCCGTTACATATTGCGATGGTATTAGGTCTATGACATCCTACGGAATCTATGCGAGAAAGAGAAAATGGAGTATATTCTCCTAATAGCATATACATCGAATTTTCTTTAAAAACTATCGGATAGTCCCGATAGTTTACACATCCGGTGAAATTTCCATCATCTAATAACTCAATTTGTTGAGCACACTTGCTATTTTCCACTCCATCTTCGTTATAAGTTGTCCATTTTGCAGCAGAAATATCATTAAAATAACTAATATGAATTTGTGTGCCTGCTAATATGATTACTCTGGAACCGAACGTTAAAAGACCAGACGGGAAACTATAATCAGTGCCTAATAATTGAGATAAATCAATATACTCCGTAGCAGCAGTTTTATACCAAACCAACCCTCTAATCCACATGTCCATTTCTTCGTTTACAGAGCGAAGAATTAACAATTTATCTCCGTAAATGTCAAAATCATGTAACATAAATTCTTGACTGGCTCCATTAAATATTAACGTTTCTGTGACAGTTGCGGTTCCGAATGAATTTATACTTGTTTGATATGCTGTAACGCTATGATTACCTGCTTGGTCTTCATCGTTAAGTATCATAATGTTCTTTTTTGATTTTACATAGACATCTGGCAGAGCATATCCAGTAGAGTTTGCATACTGTGTATACCCGTCCATCACCGAAACGGCAGGATATTCCTCTAAGCTGATATTGCAGCAATCGGAAAATTCGCCGTCTGCAATTGCCTTACGCTCATTTAAGCCTCTGAACGTTGCAATGGTCTGTGTCTTTTTCTTGATTTGATTTAATTTCGGCAACAAGCACATAATGAATCCTTTCTCCTAAAAAGGTATAAAAAAAGCACTACACACAAAGTGAAGCGCTTGACAAAATATTAATTTATCGTTATAATGATGATAGAAAAGGCGTTACCGGTAAACGGTTCGCCCTCAATCGAGATTAAAGAATAACCGCCGACTTTTGGACGAGAGGGCGGTTATTTCTTTTTGTTTATAGTAACGCATAGCGTAATTACAGCAATCAAGACTAAGCTAAATTGAAATAATCCGTCATATGTAACCATAAGCATGCCCCCTTTCTGAGGGCTTGCTTTTTAACAAAAAGCAGATTGAACCGCCTACCGCTGGGCTGGTAACGCCTTGATTCGAATTATATCACAATCCATATAAGGTGTCAATTTCACCACATATTCGTATATTTCAGATTGTTGTCAGATTCCGATTTACTGAATGTGCGCCGTCTGAATTCTATTGCAGCGTTGTTATACAATACAAAATAATTGCTGTACTCTGCCAAATCTCCGCAATAGAGAGAAACCTGTGCCAGAGCATAATATAGCAGTACATTATCAAGATATTCTCCGTTTGCGTAATCGTTATTTCCGTCGCAAACAAGCGTGACAGCTTCCTCGAAAAAGCCGAGAATGTCGCTGTCATTTAAATCGCTTGGTTTGATGCGTTTTACTTTTTCGAGAAGTGCGTCATACATTTGTTTTCACCTATTCCCTTTTACCGGTCGAATCGCTTACTTCAATAGCGTATTGTGCCTGTTTCTGCGCGTTATCCAAAACCTCTTCGACGTAATCAGGTACTTCCACATCTACGCCACGTTGAATAATAAACACCTTTCCGTTTACGATGACTTGCACATCGTCCTTGTATTTATCGTTATCCTTATACAAACGAATGGTTTTCGTGTTTTTTTGTGTCTTGATTTCAGCCATGATATTATCATCCTTTCGAAATAAATCAAATTGGGGCGGGATTACCGCCCCTTATTGTTTTTCATCAATATGCAGATGCGGTCTCCACACGGACCATAAATGCTTGTGTTAGAATGCAAGCCGTCTTTGTCGCTTTCCAGCCAACAGTAGAACGCTGATTGAGCGGGTCTGCGGAACCAGCAGAGCCTTTCGGCTTCACGATCATTTCCAAGCCGCCGCCATCGATAGAAGTAGTACCGTAAGCATCTGCGCCGAGGAACAGAGTAGAATATACATCAATAGAACTTGCTCCTGCTTTTTCAAAGATTTTTGCTTCGGATGTTTCAACAAATCGAACACCGTACAGCCGACCGATTTCACCGGCATACAGGTTTTTAGGATTGTATGTTGCTACCGCTTCCCATTTAGTATCATTCATCAAATCATACGCAACATCCGGATGAATGATTGCAACGTAATCTCCGTTAATTTTCTTCGCGTTCATCCGCTTTAACGTAGTCACGGCACGTTTTACTGCTGCAACTGTCATGACATCGGTGTCGGTAATAGCAGAACGAGAAGTTTTAGAACCGTCTCCGTATTGTACGTTGGTTCCTGCGTTGAGGATTTCGCGTACAACACCGTCCAGAGAAATACCAGCCTGATCGCCTAAGACTCGACCTGCCTCGGTGATATTATTGTCGATAGCGGTCATGTCCAGCATATCAGAGGTAGTTACGTAATCTCCGTATTGGCTTACCGTTGCGGTAACGGTTGCCCAGTCAAGCTTTTTGCCGTCCGGAGTAACACCTTCCGTCAGCGGAGTAGTGGCTTTTGCAAACGGATTCAAGCGACGAAATTCGATTGTTTTACCGCTGTTTTTCGGGATCGGCTTTTTCTGTCCGAACTGGTCATGTACCAGATTTGGCACCGCATTTTTGATAATTACCTTGTCATAAAAGGTTTTCATCTGCGGGGACATTTCCTGTCCGGTACCGGTTTGTGTGGTGGTGTTTGTGTTCGGGTCTGCAAATAACTGCAAATTAATCATTTTGTTCATTTTTCATTTTCCTTTCTACAATTCAATTCTTTCTCCGCGCATTGCACGGGCTGCAAGTGCTTCGATTTCATCATCACTCATAGAAGCAACATGGTTAGAAGTGTTTGCAGCTCCCACCGAAACTGCCGCACTTTCTGCCGGTCTGCTTCCTTTAGCAATAATGTTATCCACTACTTGCTTGCTGGTTTTCTGTGCCAGCTTTTGTGTAATTTCTTCCAAGTGTAACGCATCATAAGCCTTTTTCACATCAAATCCTTGTCCTAAAAGAGCACGAAACTGTTGATTTTCTGACAACTCTGTCACATCAATGTTTCCGTATAATTCAGGATTTTGTTCTGCAAGCTTTGATACATCATTGGTTAAGGCGGATATAAACTGCTGGTGCTGAAAATTTTGAATTTGCCGCTGCATATCCTGCATTTGACGTTCCGATTCCATTCTGGCTCGATACTGATCCTCCGAAATACCCTCGTTATAGGCAATCTGTGAAATCATATCATTTTGAACGCGGTCGATTAACGCCGATTCATCTGAAACGCCGTAATGTTTTTGCAACATTTCCAACATCGGAGCAAGTTTATCCAGTCTTTCGGTTTTCTCCCGTTCTCCGCGTAATCTTTGACCGATAATGTTATCAAAATAGCTTTGATATTCTTCCTGTGTCTGAAATACGCGAAACGGCTCTTGTGGTTGGGGCGCGTTGGATTCCCCGTTATCCTCGGCATTATCTTCTGCCGTAGTTTCTGCAACGCTTTCCATTGATTCTGCGGTATCCTCTGCGGATTCCGATACTTCTGCACCTGAAATGTCGGTAAAATCTTCTTCTCCGAACAATTGCAGATTGATTTTTTGGTCAAACATATTTTTCTCCTTGCGCGGTCTTTCCCGTGTGTCTTTGAATGCAGTACAGTTTAACGTCATGCACTGAAAGGACAAGGTGCTGTAAAAGTGATTTTAAGGCATTCCGGATAATCATGTTCGATTGCTTTCAGCCCTTCAAAAATCGCCGTCATTGCCCCTTTGGTTTCATTGGTAATATTCGATATTGTTATCGTTGTGTCGGACACAATGGCTGTTTTCGGGGCAATTTTGTTTATGCCAAGCACCAACGCATAAAACAACGCGGACACACCCGCACAAACAATATCTTTTCCGATCTTGTCGTGCCCAGCATGCCCGTGAAAAACAGCGGTTATTTGATTGTCCGACTTTGTGATATTCACCTGTATCACATGGCAACACCACCCCCGACATTCTCCGAATCAGGCGGTATACTTTGCTCTTGTGGAATGCTTGCCTGTTGCATTGCCATTTGCTGTTGCATCTGCATCATCTGCATTTGTTCCATTTGTGCCTGTGCTTTTAAATCCTTTAATCCGCGAATAATACTGTCTTTGTTCTCCATGATCATGGCATTTAAAGCAATAATTGCGCTGTCTGCCGCCTGCGCTGTAAATGCGCCAGATTGCAACAACTGCATTACCATCTGATTGTGGGTGTTGGTGTTAAACGGGTTTTTCCTCTGCGGAATGATTTTAATATCGAATACCGCTTTCCGATATACCGTTTCTCCTGTCACAGTCATTTGCGGCTGCGGCTTTATATTTTGGTTAGATATGGTCCCGTATTCCACTTCCCCGTTATCTCCGGTGATTCTGAACGAGCGTTCCTCATCATAGAATTCCCGAATCAGCTCGACACATAGATTCACAATATCCTTAAATGCTCGATAAGATGATTTGATGTTGTCTCTGGAAAGCTTGTTTCCTGCTTCCTGCAATGCGAATATCGCTCCCGCTGCCGTTACGCCTCCTGTTACGCTTCCCTGCGCAAAATCACGATTTCCGATTACTTCTTTTAATTCGTTAATCTTGTTCTGCCTGTGCTGTATGATATGGGACGGGATAGCCGTTGCCTGAAACGCTCTGACGGCAGTTTCGTCCACGGCGGTATCAGCTTCAATAAAATCTTTGTTTAAATCTCTCAAGTCATCCACGCGGATGCCGCTTGACCTTTTTACAATCCATCTTGGTTTTCCTGATACAAGGCAGTTTGCTTCTATCAGATAATCCAGCTTGTCGATGTATTCCTGCGTAGGCTTTGCGCATTCTATCATACCGATACCGTAAATACTGGATTCCTTTGGAATAAAAACATCCACCACAAAAGGATACAGACCGTGTTCATATAAGCCTTTTTGCGCAAACCGTTCATCTGTTTTTGTGCTGTATAACACCGTTTCTCCTACAATTTTGGTAAGGTGTACCGCTTCTTTTCCGGTTTCTGTACGGCATTTTTCGTAGCAGTCAATCAGGCAGGATTTTCCCTCTAATTCTTCTTGCTTGTAATCTCCGAAATAGGATTGAATAGTAGAGCTTGCGGCATCACTGGCAATTTCTTTATCCGGATATTGCTTTTTCAGTATATCGGTATCAACCAAAGAAAGCACAAATATGTATCTGGAATCCTGCAAATGATCAATATGCGGCTGTGCAAAGAACCGGAGTATATCAATTTTGTTAATGGTGATATCACCCAGCCCGTTGTCCTTACTGGAATCCCATCCAACATAGTAAATTCCGGTGCCTTGTTTGATTTTTTGCCACCAGACATCGGAATAGATCTTTTCAAAATCATTTTTTTCTAAAATAAGAGGTACAATTTTTGAAAGCTTCTCCGCTTCTTCTCGGTCGTTTTCCTCTCTTTCCAAAAACACCGGCTCTGGATAATTGTCCATCGCATCGGCGTGTTTGTTCCAAACGGCATTTAAAATAAACGGTGTGGTAGGCTCATGACCTAAATCCTGCTGCTTGCCTTTTATATACTGCCAATGCTTTGATTGAAACCAATTTTCATTTACTCGGACTTGTTCATCAATCTTTTGCTTCGATTCTTTATATAGTTTCAGTGCACTTAGTATTTTCTTTGTTTCTAATATGTCATCTTGCTTGATTGATGTCTTTTCTTTTTTGCCAAACAACATGGTAACCCTCCCTAAATAATAAAATCATACGGTGTTTTAACTGTTTCACGCTTATACATATTTAACGGATCATCTCTTTCCGGTAAAGGCGCTTTTGCCGGTGCTTTCGGCGGTAAAATCGGTAAATACATACACATATACCGCGTTTCATCATAAATATGATCTTCTCCGTCAGTGTCAATATCTTCCGGTCTGACTTGACTATATACAATTGTCGGAATTGTTCGGATAAAATCGTGGCAGGTATTGAACACATACAACATCGGTATTCCGTGTTCGTCAAATGCAAGCCGATTATGCAATTGCATCTTTCCGGCAATACGTTCGTGGTCTCCTTTTTCAAAATAAAGCCCGTGGCGTTCAAATATCTTGGAAATACATCCATCAGAACCACGGCTTTCATCAAAAATAGCCGGATCTGCAACACCGATGATTCGATTCCCTTTTTCGTATTCCTTTTCATATTCTTCCGCAAGCTTTGCAACGTCATCCGGTGTCATTTGCATTCCGATATTTGGTTTGTCTGTGCGTTTTGTGTCCTTGTTCTTAGGGCTTCCGTATATTTCTGCATATCGGTACAATCTGCCGTCATTATCTGCCGCCCAATACCCAATAGAAAACGGTCTGGAATATCCCCAGTCAAAGCTACGGTATCGTTTCCATTCTTTTGGAATGACAAACGGCTCAATGACATGCGTACCGATTCGGTCTTTATAGTGTTCAGGGTTGTTAACAAACTCTGTAAATACCTGTCCTTCAAATACGGACCAGTCACCATATAACAATGCTTTTCGGAGCGCTTCGGGTTTCTGCTCTAACTCAATGATGTAATTTTCTCCCAAATGCGGGTTATCGGTTGCGTATGCCGGTATGTACTGCCGTGTGATCTCGGTCGTTTTCCCTAATGTTTTTGATTCAATCGGAATATGATATATTTTAAACGGCTCTTTTCCATCAATGAATGCCGCTTTTACCCATCCATGACCAACTCCGCCCGGATTTGATGTGCAGCGAATACGTGGCTGAACGCTTTTACTTTTGGGAGCACGAACACGCGTTCTCAAATAGTCATATACTTCCTGTGGAAAGTGTGTCAGTTCATCAATATACAAACGATGCATTTCTGTGCCTTGATAGTTATATGCGTCTGTCAAATTCCTGCAATATCGAAAATGAAGCACCGAACCGTTAATCAGATAAAAGTCATGCGACGATTCTTTATATCGCCCTAATTCTTTTGGGATGCTTGCCTGTGCTTCCCGAATCAGTGTGTCTCGCAATTCCGGATAAGTACGCCGAAACAAATAACTGTCAATTCCTGGGTGTTCCAAGCTGTCTATTAACGCTTCCATTACCGTTGCTTTTGACTTTCCGCCGCCCGCTGCTCCGCCGTATAGCAGTTCATAAGCGTTTGATTGATGATACAACGCTTGCTTTTTTGTCGGCGTGTAGTTTATATTAATCTCCATCTTGTGACCTCGGAACGGTATGGTTTATAGAAATATTGATGTTATCATCTGCGCTATCACGTTTTTCCCTCCACTTATCAGGACGGCGGTTTTTCAGCCAGAATATTTGTGCTGTTGTGTTTCCCGCCATTGCCGATTGAAACAGCGCATTTTCAACCTCGAAATCAACGATTTCCTTACCCTTTTTTAAGGACTCACAAATGTCACCGTACTTGTTTTTCCACTCATACAATGTTTTTGATGTAATTCCCATATTATGTGCTATCTGTTCATCGGTCAGCCCGTCACGCGCCCAACCCTCAAGCAGAATTAATCCTTCGTTTGTCAGCCAATATTCATATTTTCCTTTAGCCATCCCCACCACCTTCCTTTACTTTTACACATCCCGGCACCATACAAAAATCAACTCCGCATTTGATACGGTCATTGTATTCGCATTTATCGCAATCACCGATTATGATTTCGGGTATGCGATGCTCTTTGCAGTATTCATGTTCAATCATAACGCCTTTGCTGTCGTTGTATCCATCAACAGACCAGCATTCATCGCACATGTCAAGCAAAGCCAAACAATGCCGCATTCCATTGTCATAGGTCAATGCGTAATACAAAAAACCCAGCGCATGAACCGGAGAAAGAAACGTATAATCCGGATATCTTTTTACCAATGATTTAATCACCGTTTCAATGTGCTTTTTATTTGATTCTTTCCCGCCGTAATTGTGGGACAGATAGATTATCTTTTTGATGTCGTTCATGTCATCACCTATAGTCTTGCGTTCATTTCCTTTCTGGAGCCGTTCAGATATATAACCGGCGTATCGGTACTGGACGGCTTGTATTCGTTCGATTCACCGTAGCCACCATAATCCAAATTAGCCGCAGTGTTGACGAACAGTTTTGTTACATGGGAGATTACCGAATTGCAAACATCTACACGGAAAAAGCCTTGTTTCATAATCATAGGCAGATGGGTGTGGCTGTGAATATATATGTCAGCATCCACTATACTCGCCATGTCTGCAAGCCTGATTGCTTTTGCGCCCTCTTTTCGTCCGCCGCCGGAACCATGATTGATATATACCGTGTATCTCTGTGGTCTGTTATGTGTATGTCCTGATGTCTTTCCAAACCGTAAGAATATGATCGCACTGGTAGGAGAATACTTATCCGATATACCAAGCTGCATTGCGATCACTTTGGAAATGTCAAAGCCCTCTTTCCGGTATCCTCTGGCTTCATGATTACCCGAATTTATACACAAGATTTTATCTTTGATCGGCTCGAATAACTCAACCGCTTTTTCAAGCTGTCCCATGATGTTAAACTCTCTTGTTTCGATATCACCGATGGATGACCGGCTGGCATAGTCCAATATATCACCGTTTAATACGCAATAAGCATTTTTATGTTCTGCAACATACTGGATGCGCTTCTTGATTCTGTCAATGTCGGAATGCTCGTCCCCGATATGTTCATCTGCAAATGTATGTAATTCCAACATGGATATATTGCTAGGCAAATCGCATTTGATTGCTTTCAATCTGTCATCCCCTTTTCGGCAAATAAAAAAGCACCTACTTAATAAAGCAGATGCTTAAAGTTATATTTTTGAAACTTACTTATACTATTTCCATATTACCATTTTACTACATTTTGTGTCCCCTGTCAAGTGCTTTCGCAATATATTGTGTTTTTTCTGAAATTACAATCTGTTTAAGTGCTTGTACACATTTTTTCTTTCTGGCTGTTGTCTCTTTAATGTTCAGCCGATAAGCCGTATCTTTAAAGTTAAGCAAATATATGTATTTATATTTCAATAATGCTTTTAGAATTTCATCATTTACCGACATTTCAATGTCAGACATAATGCTTTTCTTTAAATCAACCAGCAAATCTGTCTTTTCATTAATTTTCCATTCCTGCAACTCTATTTTTTCACAGGAAGATTGTATCCGATCGTCTCCGTTTGTGGATTTTGGCATTAATGATAGAGTAGGAGTCACTTTTACAGCCAGAGATTTCAGCCGAGCCAGCTTTTCCAATTCCTCATTAATGCTGTCGTTTAACTCTCTGCATTTATTCAAGATAGCTTTCTTTTCCGGTATTGTCATCCGCAACTCTCCTATCTTTGCAATATTTGAATTTCCAGTTTTTTATAATCCGTTTCTTTGTACAGCAAGAACCGCAAATGTCTCCATACTGTATCTTATACCCGCAATATTTACACGTCCTCATTTTTACCGTCCTTTTCCTTATCCTTTTTCAACTCACGCAGCATATACATCAAAAACATCACTGCCAACAGCCCGCCTAATACAA